TTATAACCTGGAGGCTATACTTTCGGCCCCGTGTTACAACCTATAGGTACTAGGAGGCTCTATGGAAAGCACCACTCTACTGGTTGGAGCGCTGTTTGTGGCCGCCATCGCGGCCACCATCGCGTCCTGGGTCACGCTCGTGGTCATCCCGAGACTGAAGAAGAACAAGCGCGACTCCTGGAGCGTCGGAGACGCATCGACCCTGGCCTCCATGATTGATCGGTCCAACCGATACACGCACAGTATCCCCCCGGCCGATATGCCCAGCAGCAAGTACCCGGTGTCCCTCCCGCCCACCTTCTCCGAGGTCCACCAGCGCGCTTTGAACCTGCGAACCAACCTCCGCGACGCCTTCGTGCGCGGGGTACGGGCAGATGCCGAACGAACTGGGGACGGGGCGAGCAAGTACCCGGTGTCCCTCCCGCCCACCTTCTCCGAGATCCACCAGCGCGCTTTGAACCTGCTCGCCCCGTCCCCTCGAGCGCCCACCTTCCTCGAATTCCACGAGAAGAGGGTGTGGGACGAGGCGAGGGCCATCGAACAGAAGGAGTGGGAAGAAGTGTGGGCCCGCGTTGCTGAGGCGGACAAGAGGGAAATCATCAAAGCCGAGGTGGACAAGCTGAAGGACATCAAATCCGACCTCGAACGCCATCGGCTGACCAGAAGCGGCACGCGTCCGGACCCGGTCGGCGTCAGAACGAACGACGGGCTCGAGCTAGGTCTCGCGCTCGCAGTGGCGGCCACGATGGCCTCGGTGGCGAACACGTTGGGCGGTCCCTGTGACACCCCTCAAGAAAGTTAAAATTCTCCAGGTCGACGCCGGCGGGGAGAAGTACATCCCGTTTGCGCGGTCGATCGCGTTCAAGGCGCCTCTCGGGGCGCTGCAGCAGTTCATCATGCCCGACGGCGCAGTGGTCGTCGTGCACTCCCACGCAGATGTGGCAACGGTGAGGATAGCGGTACAGGAGGGAGGGTTCTGGTTCTCGATTGTGGCCGGAAACTACTACTACGCATTCGGGGATGAGGTAAACGTCAGCAACATCCAATTAGCCCAGTATCAAGCAGCCTCGCCGTACCAGGCAATTGCGTACAACTACGGCGGCGTGTATAGGACGGTGTCTGAAGTAAGGAACACCGCGGTGAGTGACACCTACGCTCACGTGATGTACGTCGGTAGCGGACTGGGCGACAGGGCGAGCGACACTGACACTGACGCCAACTACCCTAGCGTCGTGGTGCTTACTGACGGGAGTGCATGGGGCGAAACGCAGACGCCGTTCATAGTGAAAGAAGGAGAGAAGCTGCACTGCGCCCTGGACTATCTTGACGTTGTGAGTGGGGAATCTGGGCTCACGCACTCCGTGTTCAGCGTAACGCTCCTAGAGTGGGTCGGGAGCCATCAATTCACGACCCCGGACAACCTCATAATGATCGGGTCCGGGCGCGGGGTAATGAAATCGGACACCAATGGAACCGACTGGATTGCTGTGGGAGACCGCTATGTAGCGAGCATCCACAGGTACGCGGTGTACCTGAACGGGGTGCTCGACAACGACGTGAGCACCGCCTTCGCCGGGGCGAATGTGCAGCCTCTCGGCGGATACGTCCTTTCGGACTCTTCATACCTTACGCACGGCATTGCGTTCCAAAGTTCTGGAAACCCCAAACGGTGTGTAGTGAGCGATACTAGCACCTCGACAACCACGATCACCTCGGTGAACAACATCGTAGGTAATGCAGGGGGGTTCACCTCCATAGACTCGGCGCGGGTGCACGGGTGCATCGTGTACGAGTATTTCGACTTTGATTGGGACAGCGGAACGGAAACGTCGACCGGGGACTTCGCTATCTGGGAGTGGGATGTAGTTGACGGGGTAGAGTTTGCGTACGGCCCGTTCACTTTCCTGCAGGACTCTCTGCTCAACGACCCAGACGGAACATCTCTTTTCGCGCTCTATGAGCCTTACATATCAAACGCGCAGTGCGTGACGAACGGGTCAGTTCACTGCACGCTTCATGTGCATCGTCCTGCGAACGGGACGTTAAACCCCGGCATAGCAGACAAGGTCAGAGTTAGGTTCTATGAAGGTACGACCTACCTCGGGACAACGGTGATCGACTTCACGTTTGCGATGGCCACGAACTCAGCATACGGCCGTACCCCACTGGTGGATAACCCACCCGGGTTGGGTGACGCCCAACTGCTGACGAGCGCCGGAGTGTACACCCTGTCACTCAGTGCGAAGCGGAACAGCAATGGCGCTGCGTTGTTTTTCAGAGGGGAATTTACTGCGGGTGGATCGCTTACACTGGCGGAGACTGCGGGGGTTTGGGACAACCTAGTGGTGGCGCAACCGACAGACACTGACACAACTGGGCGAGGCGTGCATAGGGCAGTGCCATGAGTGAAGACCTAGTCCCAGTCCAGGAGTGGTTCACTGAGACGAAACGGACGAGCACACACCCGACACAGGGACGCAGGATCACCCTGGCCGGAGTCACGTTTGACGCGCGGTTGCCCTATGAGCTGGTGATCTCTGCTGACGAGGCCGAGAGCATCTTCGAGAAGTACGGGGTGACGCAGGAGCGCGCTTTCTTGCTCATGCAGAACCCACTATTTCAGCGTGCGCTGAAAACGGCAGAAGCAGAACTGAAGGAGTCCGGGATCACGTTCCGGACGAAGGCAAGGCTGATGGCGGAGGATCTGCTCGAGGAGGGGTATCAAATCGCCACGGACCCGGATGCGCCGGCAAACGTGAGGGCGAGCATCATTCAGTGGGTGGCGAAAATGGGCGACCTGGAGCCCGTGAAGAAGGACGGCATGGTGCAACAGGGGGGATTCACACTGCACATAGACTTAGGGGGAGGGGACGGAGCGCCAGAAAAGGGGCGGAGTATTTCGATCAAGTCGATAACTCCGCCCCATGGCCCTGATGCAGTTGACTTGATTCCTGGGTTAGATGGGATCCTAGTACCAATGGGGGAGGAATATGATGACGGTAGAATCAGCGGAATTGCCTGAAGCACCGAAAGCTAAGTCAGTGATCGTTCACCTCGCAACGAAAGTTCCGGTTGAGGGGATCACCCACAACACCGGGATCGCGGCGGCCCTTCGGGATTACGCCGACTACATCGAGACGTGCTCTGCGAAGTTCCTCACGTCATACATCGTCTCGATGATGGATGATGACTACGGTGTCCACACCGTCGGGGACGCGCAGAAACTCACCGAGTTCCTTGGTTTGTTTGAGGCGGTGAAGCTGCACGCCGTAATCGAGGACGCGATGAACAGGCGCTTCAGGAAGTGAAGTTCGTATCCCCCGGTCCGGTAGCATCCGGATTCCTCCGGAGCGACGCCAGATGGCGGTTGCTCGTGGGTCCATTCGGGTCCGGGAAATCATCGGTGTGCACAATCGAGATCCCGCGCCGGGCCGCGGAACAGGAACATGGACCGGACGGGTTCCGGCATACCCGGTACGCGATCGTACGGAACACCGGGCCACAGCTCCGGGACACGACGATCAAGACCTGGATGAACTGGTTCCCGAACGGAAGCATAGGCCACTGGCATGCCACGTCCAAGACCTACTTTATCAAGGTGGGAGACCTGCGAAGCGAGATCATGTTCCGGGCCCTGGACGACGAGCAGGACATCAAGAACCTGCTATCCCTCGAGCTGTCCGGCGCGTGGTTGAATGAGTGCCGTGAGATCCCGTGGAAGATCTTCGAGGCCCTGGACGGACGGATTGAGCGGTTTCCGAACGATGAGATCCACGGGAAACAGACCTGGTGTGGGATATGGTCAGACACCAACCCACCCGACGAAGACACGTTCTGGTGGGCTGCCGCCGAAGGGCTGTCCACTGACGTTGAGAACGAGGAGAAGTTCGGGACAGAAATGCCGTATGGCGAGACCAACGGGTTTGACTCGTTCATTCAGCCGTCCGGGCTCAGTGAGTTCGGTGAGAACAAGGTCAATCTTCCAGTGAAATACTACGAGAACCTGGCGCGCAACAAGACGAAATCGTTCATCGACATGTACGTGCACGGCAAGTACGGCAAGGGAAAGGGCGGGACCGCGGTTCACAGTGAGTTCGACCCGAGTATCCACGCCATCGGCGCGCTTGAAGCGAACCCGCATAAGGCCATCGTCATCGCCGCGGATTTTGGGTTGACTCCCGCGGTGGTGTTAAAGCAGCAGGGTCCGCTCGGGCACATCCTCACCCTGGCCTCCATATCCACAAAGGGCATGGGCCTCGACAGGATGATTGAGGAGCGGCTGAAACCCCTGCTCAACAGCAAGTACCACGACTCCAGGTTCTACGTCACAGGTGACCCGAGCGGGGCCACCCCAGACCAGTACGTGGAGAACACGGCCCTGAAAATCTTCAAGAAGCACGGGCTCACCCAGGTCAAAATGGCGCGGACCAACGACATAGTCGCTCGAGTAGGCGCCACAGACCACTGGTTAACCAGGAGCTTCAGCGGTTCGCCGGCTTTCCAGGTGGATAAGTACGCCGCCCGCGGGTACGTCCGGGCCCTCGGCGGGGGGTACCACTACCCGATAAACAAGAAGGGCCAGGAGCGCGACACCCCGGAGAAGGACTTCCACAGCCACGTCGCTGAAGCTGGGCAGTATGGAGACCTGCTATACTTAAGAGGTTTCCATGATGACAGCGCGGCGCGTATCCGACAACGCGCCCGATTCGTGAGCACCGGCGTGAAACCAGGTTCATACACCAAGAGGTAATCCAATGGCATTACAACAACCCACTGAACGTAATGGATACGTCGTCCGGAATTTCGGGCAGCGAATGTGGGACCTGTTCGGGGACTATAAGAAGGACCGGAGGGCGAAAGAGGAGCAGATGATGAAGAACCTTCGCCAGTTCAACGGTGAATGGGACCCAGAGGTTCTGCAGGAAATGCTCGACACCCAGTCCCGGGCGTACCCGAGGCTTACCCGGCGCGCGGTGATCGGTACCGTCTCCAGACTGATGGAGATGATGTTCCCGCAGACCGAGAAGAACTGGGGCGTTGAGCCCTCTCCGATCCCGGAGGTGGGCCTTGCTGAGACGCAAGAGGTACTCAATGCTCTCATGGCCTCGAAGGCCGCAGAGAGCCCTGACGGGCCGCCAGCGGACCTCACAGACGGCGAGATCGAGGAAGCCATCAAGGAGTACGCGCAGATGCGCGCCCACCGGATGGAAAAAAGGATGGACGACCAACTGACCGAGATGGACCACATAAGCCTCTCGAGGCAGGTCGTGTTCTCCGGGGTGCTGTACAGCTACGGTGTGACAACCGGCCCGCACACCCGCATCGTCAAGAAGCGGACCTGGAAGAAGTCGGCCGGCGGGGGCTACACGGCCGTGGAGGTCACGGAGCGCAAACCCTACTACATCTACGTCAGCCCGTGGGACTACTACCCCGATTTCGCCGCGAAAACGATGGAGCAGACTGACGGGTTCTTCATTCGCCACATTATGTCCGTGGGGAAGGTCGAAGACCTGAAGGGGCTGCCTGACTACGACATCAATGAAATAGCCTCCTTCCTCTCAACCCACACCTCCGGGAACTACACGGAAGAGTGGTGGGAGTCAGAACTGCGGGCTTCAAAGGTAACTGACCGATCGAACGTGTCGAACCTCACCGGCCGAAAGTATGAGATGTACGAGTGGTGGGGAACCGTGACGGGAATGGACCTGCAAGCCTGCGGCGTGAAGTGCGACCCGGACAAGCTGTACGAGGCGAACATCGTCGGCATTGATAACTTCGTGTTTAAATCGGTGATCACGCCGTACATCGCCCACGCCCGCCCGGACCATCTATTCATCTACGAAGAAAATGACTCATCGCTGTTGGGCGCCGCGCTCCCTGAAGCGAACCGTGATTCGCAGATGACAGTGGCGTCCGCCGCCCGAATGCTAGTGGACAACGCTAGTGTAGTGTGCGGCCCGAACCTCGAGGTGAATATGGACGCGTTGGACCCGGGTACCGACCCGACGATCCACGCCTTCAAGGTATGGCCGAGGAACAATGACGAGTTGCCGGGCAACGTCCCGGCGGTGCGCAACATCCAGATCGACAGCCACATCCCTGAACTGCTTCAGGTCATCGACCGGTTCACGGAGTTCTCGGAGATGGAGACCATGATGCCCCCGAACACCCTGGGGCAGGTGAAAGAAGGAAGCGAGGCGTACCGAACCACGACCGGTGCGAACGCCCTGCTCAGCCTCAGTTCGTTGCCGATCCGGGATACGGTGCGCAACTTCGACAAGTTCACGAAGTCCGTGGTCGGGTCGCTGTACGAGTACAACATGGAGTTCGGCCCCGAGACGGACAAAGGGGACTTCCAGGTGATCGTCCGCGGTGCGACCTCACTTATCGCCCGGCAAGTACGACAGGACTCCCTGGACTGGCTGACTCAGGGCCTGGCTCCTGACGAGAGGATCTACGTGAAGAAGCGCAAACTGGTGGAGGAGAAACTGCGCGTCCGCGATCTCGACCCGGTTGAGTACATGGAGACGCAGAACACGGTCGACAAGCTGATGGCGCAGCAAAATGCCAAGGCAGACCAAGCCTCGCAACTGGCCAACGAACAGGCCGCCGCAGACATCCGCGCAACCATCAGCAAGGCGTTCAAGGACGTTGCCACCGCCGGCAAGATGAACACTGAGGCGAACGTGTCGACTTTCAAAACAATCATCGACGCATTACAGGGGGTACTAGATGACCAGGCAAGTGTCCAGGGAAAGGGAGGCGGATCTTAGGGGACTCCTCCATGCGCAGCAGGCAAGTGCTGAAGTAGCTGCGTTCATTGAGTACCTCCAGGTCCGGATGGACAAGGCTCTCCGCCGCTTAGCTGGCGCTGAAGAGGCCGCGGAGATTTACAGGCAGCAGGGCGTGTACAACGAATTGACGGACATCATTCAATCGGTCCGCAAGCAGACATAAGGGGAGGAAGGTATGGCAGAATCAGTAGACGACTTCGCTGCAGCTTTTGAAGAGGCTGCTACCGTAGCAGACAAGACTCCGGTCCCTACACCAGGCAGCCAGGACACGGATCCGAAGAAGGAGGAGGTCGCCCCGAAGAAGGAGGAGGTCGCCCCGAAGAAGGAGGAGGTTGCCCCGAAGAAGAAGGAGGAGGTTGCCCCGAAGAAGGATGAGCCCGAGTTGGAGGACGACCCTGACGCCAAGGCCAAAGCGGACGCTGAGGCAGAGGCGTCGCGGGCAAAAGCCAAGGTCGACGAAGCGGCCCGCATCAAGGACATCAAGGATCGGGCCAAGGCTGAAGCAGAAGCCCGGCGAGAGATCGAAGCCGAAGCAGCAGCCAAGAAGGCCGCGGAAGAGGCCGCGGTCAAGAAGGCCGCCGAGAATACGGCGTTCCCAGACCTTGAGGTAAGCGAGGACGAAACGGCGGCGATCGCTGCGCTTGAGAAAGACTGGCCTGAAGCCCACAAGGCCGTGAACAGCATCCTGCGCCAGCGCGAACACGGTATCAAGAAGCTGTTCACGGACACCCTGCGCGAAGTCATAGCCCATGTCTACAAGGACATTGGAGCGCTTCAGGGGAGCGCCGTAAGCAGCGAGGAGGACCGCCACTTCAGTGCCCTCTCTCGAGCCAACCCCGATCTGGACGAGCTTATTCCCCCCGGGAAAGAGGATGAGGGGCCCCTAAAACAGTGGGTTGATTCCCAACCGAGCATCTACAAAGGCGCGTTAACCAGGGTGTACAATGAGGGCACAACGGCCGAGATGCTCGAACTCATCTCGACGTACAGACAGGCAACCGGTAAGATGACCCCTGGTGCAGACCCCGACGCTGCCGCAAAGGCGAAGGAAGAGGCCGAGGTCGAGAAGGCTCGGAAGGCGGCCGGCTTAGCTCCGGTGCCCTCAAAACGGACTACTGTCCGTACCGCGCAACCGGATCCCAACAACTTCGACGCCGCCTTTGAAGAAGCTACGGCCGGCGAGAAAATACGCTAACCCCAGGAGACCCACCAGATGCCCACCAAAAGCATTGCAGCCTCGCAGATGAGCGACCAATACGCTAAGGACCTCATGCGTGCGAGTGCACGAGACAGTGCCGTCATGACGGTTGAGGCCAACCGGGTGAAAGACCGGGCGAAGTGTACGATCTTCAGCTCCGCCGCCCTCGCTATCGGAACCGGCGCCGTCAGCGCGGTCAAGATCATCACGGGCTTCGTCGCCAACATCGCCGGAGTTCTGGTGAGTCGAGCCGCCGCCGGTACAGAGTTCACCTTGTCCGGTACGGTGGTGAACGCGACCTTCAACGTGTTCGCCCTCTTCATGGACTCCGCCGGCGCGCAGACCTCCGCGATGGGTACCGCCGGGGCCACGTTGGCGCTCGTCGTGTTCCCTACGATCCCTGTCGACAAAGCATGCGTCGGGTTCATCATCGTCAACCCTACCGGAGCGGGCAACTTCGTCGGAGGCACTACTGGCCTGGCTGATGGCACCGTCATTCCGAACACCGTGTACGTCAACACCGTCGGCTTCTTCAATCCGAAGTCTCTGGCGGTTACCCTCGAAGTCAGCGAAAGCTAACCGTCCCGTAGTCGGATAGGTCAACACCTCAACAAACCAAGGAGCACCCTCAAATGACCGTTCAAACCTACGGCGACATCACCCCCCGCACTGCCGCGCACGCCGTCGTGCAGATGCTGCGCCGGGGCCTTCCGCACCTGATCATCGAGAAATTCGGTCAGGTGTACGTCATGCCGAACAAAGTGACGAAAGTTGCGAAGTTCCGCCGGTACAACGCCCTCGCCCTGAACACCACTCCCCTCGTTGAGGGTGTGACTCCGTCGGGGAAAAAGCTGACCGTTACGGACGTGACCGCCACCCTCGAGCAGTACGGCGACTTCGTCCCGTTCTCCGACGTGATCGAGGACACCCACGAGGACCCGTACCTGCAGCAGCTCACCGGTGTTCTGGGTGAGCAAGCCGCGCAGTCGATCGAGACCATGCGGTACGGCGTCATCAAGGCCGGCACCAATCGGTACTTCTCCGACGGCTCGGCCCGCGTCGATTGCGACCAGCCGATCAGCCTCGGGCTGCAGCGCAAAGCGACCCGTGCCCTGAAGCGTCAGAACGCGTCGATGCACACCAGCGTCGTGGCCAGCACCGCCAGCTTCAACACCCAGCCCATTGAGGCGGCCTTCATCGGGCTGACTCACGTGGATGTCGAAAACGACATCCGCAACATGAGCGGCTTCATCAACCCGAAGAACTACGGCACCAGCACCCCGTGGGAGAACGAGGTCGGTTCGGTCGAAGACGTGCGCTACCTCCGTAGCACCATCTTCGTCAGCTTCCCGGACGCGGCCACCGCCGGCACGCTCGGGTCGAACATCTCCACCACCGGCACCTACGCCGACGTGTACCCGGTCCTGATCATCGCGAAGGACGCCTACGGCATCGTGCCCCTCAAAGGCCAGAACAGCCTCGGCATCATCGTGAAGAACCCGGGCAGCTCCGGTTCGGCTGATCCGCTGAACCAGCGCGGTACCGCCGGCTGGAAGACCATGCAAACCTGCGTGATCCTCCAAGACGCCTGGATGGTGCGGCTCGAAGTCTCGGCTACCAACTAAGCGAAGAACGGGACCCCATAGCACCGGGGTCCCAGTCTGAGCCCCCCACACATCCAAGGAGAAACAAATGCCTCTAGTTTCCACTCAATACGAACATGACGGTATCGTGCGGATTGCGCGCGGTAGCCGCACCGGCACCCGCACCGCTGGGAATTTTACCCTCACTCTCGGGTTCGACCCCAAGTACGTCAAGGTGACAAACCTGACGGACCGAGTCGGCGCGGAGTGGTGGGCCGACGGTACGGACGGGACCAAGGAGCTGGTCAGTGTGGCCGCCGGTACCCGTACCTACGCCGACGGGGGCATCTCGGTGGCAGCGGGCGTCGTATCCGTGGTTGTCGCCACCGTGGGCCTAGAGACCGACAACGACGACGTTGTTTGGGAAGCCCACGGCTAAGGGGCTGCCTCGACCGCAGCACGGAGGGCGGCATTAAACTGCCGCCCTTTTTACTTTGGAGGGAACTATGGGGTATAATGAATGCGTTGCCAGGATCTACACAGCCGAAAACGGCTGGACTGTGGAGATCACGGAAAAGAAAGAGAGGACCAGCAAAAAAGGCGAGTTCAACCCACCCGTTGAAAAGACCTATCTTGCAACCAGTTGGGCTGATGTCCTCAAGTTGCTGAACTCCAACGTGAAAGGTAAGGGCAACGACGCGGACTACGCTGAGGCGTTTGGAGCAGCCGACAAAGACTAACACACGGAGGGGAAAATGGCAAAGAGAGGGTTAGAACTAGGGGCACCAGAGGCACCAGAGTCCGGGACCTCCCCGGAGCAACTTGCGGTGATGCTGAAGAGGATCCAACAGCTCGAGGACGACAAACAAGCCCTCATTGCTGAACGCGACGCGAAGCTACACGTACCAGCCGACGGGTCGGCGAACGAGTCTCGTGCGAGCACGAGGGTACGGTACCGTATCATCATCGAGGAAGGCCGCGAAAAGAACGCGCTGACACACGTATTCGTCGGCGTAAACGGACGCGGGTACAGTATCAAGCGAGGAGCGGCCGTCGACGTTCCGCCCGAGGTGATAGAGAACCTCAAGGACGCTGTGGAAGTGACCCAGGTCTCTATCGTTGACGAGGAGCGCGGCGTGGTAGTTGGCTCGCAGGAGCGCCGGGTCCGCCGTTTTCCCTACACCGTCCTGGGCAAGTCCCGCGACGAAAGAGGCGGCAAACTGATGGAGGACGATGCGTTGACTCTTGACACCGAACGCATCATGTAGAACATGGAACTAGGCGAACTGATTGACCACTTCCGAACTGTCTACCTGGACGACGTAAGTAACCAGGTAGATGGGCAGCCGGACGAGCTGTTTGGCCACGAGTCAATCGTTCGCCTATTTCAGGCTGGGCAGGATGAGTTTGCCAGGAAAACCTGGTGCATCGTGGACGATGAGCAGGCGGCCATCTGCACCATCAACCTCGACCTGGACGCTACGAACAACAACGCGAATTACACTGGGGAGCAGCTAGTTCCGTACTCCCCGAAGATCATAAAGGTCATCCGTGCCAGGTTCTCTGATTCGGACGTTCCGATCGCGCTCACCGGGTTCGGGTACTCTGAACTGCGCTGGTTCCCGACCGCCGGAAATCTGCGCCCGTTCGACGTGAACGTGGTCTCGAGCCTCACTTCTGGGCGCCCCGCGTCGATCTTCTTCGACAGCGACAGCGTGAGGATGAAGTTCGATCGGCCTCTCGACGCCAGCACTTCCGCCCTTGACCTGATCATGCGCGTGGTGCGGAAGCCGATCACCGCCCTCACCTCAGATGACCTCGAGGCCAGCCCAGAGATCCCCGAAGACTACCACTTGGCGCTGTGCGAATTCGTCGGCAAGGAACTCCTCAAGGGCCCGAACATTGACGCTGATGGGCGCCAGCTTCGCGCCAACTACGCGCAGAACTGGCAAGCGAGAATCGTCGAAGGGAAGAGAGAGATGCGGAGGCGCATGCAGGGCCCCATTGGATGGCGATTTGGCGCCTGGGCCGCGTAGATGGCCGGCATTGATCAAGAAGAACGCGCCTTCGTTCTGAAGGAGTTTAACGGCCTCCGCAATGATGTCCCAGAGGAATCGTTCGACGCGGGCGACCTCAGTTCAGCCGTCAACATAGAGATCGACAACGCGAAGCGTATTCGACGCCGGAGTGGGTACGGAAACCCGCTCATCACCGGGGCGAATGAATGGCTCTGGACCGATAAAGACCGGGTGTTCTGTGTACGCTCTGGCACAACCCTGGTCGAACTGAAGTCCGGGCTCACTACCTTCACCACGCTGCGCAGTGACCTCACTCCAGGGCTGCGCATGGTGTACACCAACCCCGCCCCGGGGTTCATTTACTACTCCAATGGTGCACAGAGGGGCGCGATCGTCAGAGGCACACACCGCACCTGGGGCCTGGACAAACCTATCGGGACCGGGACGGCCACTGCGCTTGGCGGGTCGTTGCCGGCCGGAACATACCGGCACCTGGTTACGTTTGTCCGGCTCACGGGCGAGGAGTCCGGGGCCCCGGTATCCAGTACCTTCGAGGTCCTAGCCGGCCAGGGCATCAAACTGGTCGACATCCCCATCTCCCTCGACCCCGGTGTGGTGGCGAAGAAGGTGTACTTTTCCACTCCAAACGGTGAACTGCTGTACTGGGTTGGGACCATTCCCCCCGCGCAGACTGACTTCCTATACCTGGCTCAACTCCCCAGCGAGTCGACGTGCCAAACAGAGCACCTCGGCCCTCCCCCCGCGGCCTTCGAGCTGACGAGTTACAGCGGGTGGATCTTCGCCGCCACTGACCACGCAGTACGAGTGAGCGAGCCATACCAGTGGGACCTGTGGGACCCCAGAAAGGGGTTCAATACTGGCACCCGCCCCCTCCTCCTCGCCGCCGTCAATGATGGGGTGTACCTCGGTACTGAGAGCTACATCTCCTATATGGCTGGAAAATCTCCTGACAAAATGGAGTTCGAGCAGATCACAGACTACGGGGTGATCCCGGGTACCGTGTCGATCGGAGGGGCTGAACAACTGGGAGACGAGAAAGGGCCGGCCGTCATCTTCGCAACTCAGAAAGGAATCTGCGTAGGACTCGATGGAGGCCGGATCAAGAATGTGACAAGAGGGCGATTCGCATACCCAAACCAGCAGCGCGGAGCGAGTGTAGTTCGTACTATCAGGGGGGTTCCTCAGTTCGTGGTAACATTGCAGGGTACAGAGGAACCGTCCTCTGAAGCCTACTCAGAACAGACCTAATAGGAGCACCCAATGGCCGTTCGTCTATCTACCTACGCCCGGAACTTCCTTCTGAATTTCGGTTCGCTGAAGCAACTGCTCTCTGGTGGGGAAGTTCGCATCTTCACCGGGTCTCAACCAGCCGCCGCTGACGACGCCGAAACCGGGACCCTTCTGGTGACGCTTACCGCCTCGAGCGGCGCACGCACCGCGGAAACTCGTTCTACGGGGACGATCACCCTCTCCGGGACCAGCGGGACCTGCACGGGCGTGACGATGGACACGTACCAGATCTCTGGTGCGACTATCACGTTCGACACGACCCTCACCATCACCGCCGCCGCCCTGGCCGCGCAGATCAACAAGTACGGCCGAGACCTCCAAGTGGAGGCCACTTCGTCCGGCGCCGTCGTTACGGTGTACGCCCCGCGTGGATCCGGGAACGCCTGGAACGGCGCGGTGCTGGACTCGACCATGTCGGGCGGTGACCTCGTCGGGACGGACGTTAACATCGGCAGCGCTGTGTCGGGCATCGACCACGCCAACTCGCTGCTGTACAACGGCGCCGGGTCCGGGGCGCTTGCCAAGGACTCGAGTCAGACTTGGTCCGGTGTCGCCGGCAACAGCGGTGTCGCCGGTTGGTTCCGCCACGTGGGTGCCCCTACGGATTCGGGCACTCTCGAAAGTACCTTCACCCGCCCGCGTATAGACGGCAACGTCGCCACCTCCGGGGCGAACCTGAACCTCACCTCAACGAACATTACCGCTACCGCCACGCAGACCGTGTCCAGTTGGACCTGGACCATGCCCGCCTCGGCGTAATAGGAGTAGAGGGTGGCTGATGAAGCAGCTTGCACCCTACCGTTCCTAGTATGCGACGCAGATCCAGTTGCTATAGGGTCCGCGTCGCCTAGTCTCCCGGCGCTCGTCTGCCTCGCAGGCGGAGTATGGGAGGGTACGGCAGAACTCACGCTCGTCCCTATCGGGATGTCGGCGGAGGCCGTTAGCGGCCCGGGCGGCACGGCCAGCATCACTATGCCGTTGCTTACGCTGGTGGCGGAGAGTTCGTTCAATGCAGAGATCGACCTCCCAATCCTAACTATCACCGCCTTTGGGTACGAGGTCGGCACTGGGGTAGCGCTGCTTGGCCTCCCCGCCTTTTCGCTCCTGGCGGCCGGTGGAGCGTTCAGAGACGGCTCGGCGAGTATCAGCCTACCTGGGCTGAGTCTAGCAGCCAGTGTGGCATCTGGCACCTATGGGATCGCCGACCTGCATCTACCGTTCCCCACCATGGTCGCCACCGGTGCGAGCGGGTCGGACGGCGTCGCCACCATTGAGCTGGCGCAGCTTACTCTTGCAGCCGCAGCACACCAGACTATTGCCGGCACCGCCAGCATCGACCTCCCGCAGTTCTGGTTGGAGGCGAATAGCTACACCTCGCCGGCCGACGTATGGCGTACGTGGGCCATGAATCTCAGCACCAAAGCCGTGACAGAGTTCACGAACTTTGAGTTCACCTCATACATCGAGTTCGGTGGGAATGTGTACGCCTCGAGCGCGAACGGGGTCTACAAGTTGGACGACTCCAACACCGATGAGGCAGTGAATATCTACGGAGCGTTCGCCACCGGGAACTACAACTTTGACGATTCGCATACCAAACGCGTTCCGCGTATATACGTGGAGATGAAAGCAACCGGGGACATGCGCTTCAGCACCACAGTTCCAGTAGGAGGCACTCGCGGGTACGGGCTATACTATGACGGCGTAGACGCTCCTCGCACCAGGCGTATCCCGATCGGCCGCGGTCCCCGCTCTGTCACCTGGAAGTTCGGGGCGAACAACATGGCCGGTTCGTATTTTGAGGTCAGCAGGATCTTGGCGCATCCCGAAATCATGCGCCGGCGAGTCTTCTAACAAGGAACCTGAATGGCAACCGCAGATGAACTCATAGACGCTTCGCAGGCATACGCTGACGCGGCTGTAGTCGACGGCAACGAGTTCGTTGAACGTCTTGATGAGCTTCTTGACGAAGGTGAGTACGTCGTTCAGTCGCTCCCAGTTCCTGAGTACCAGGAGCGGTTCTCTAATACGTCGACGACGATCATCCTTCCGGACCGCCCGGCCCTAACGATCGTTACCCCGGTGTCGGTCCTCCCTGTGGCCCCTGAGATAGAGCTGAGCCCGATCGAGGACGGGGATGTCGTAGTGCCGGACTTCGATGAAAACGCGCCGGCGCTGACCTTCCCTGATGTCCCGAGCACTGCTCTCCCGAGCGTTCCCGCGTCTCCCACAATCAACGAACCGGACTACCCGTCCGCGCCGTCTATCGTGTTCCCCACCGCGCCTACGCTGACGAACCCTGACCTGCCAGTAGCCCCCGTCATCACTATCCCCACCTTCGACGCCACCGCCCCAGCCGACGATTTGGTTGTGCCGACGAACACCTTTGAGTATGCAGAGGTTGCGTACTCCTCCGCGCTGCTGGACGCCGCCCTGGCGAAACTACTGGATGACATCGAGAACGGTGGGTACGGCATAGAACCTGATGACGAGCAACGTCTGTTTGAGCGCGCCCGCGCTCGAGAGTTCAGCGTGGCCCAAGGGCAGATGGATGAGATCATGCAGCAGGCATCGTCCCGCGGGTTCCCGCTCCCTCCGGGAGACATGCTCGTGAGTATGGACCGTGCGCGAGTGGAACTGCAACGGAAGATGGCCGGAATCAACTCCGACATTATGTCCAAGAAGGCCGACCTGTATGTGGAGAACCGCAAGTTCACCCTGCAGCAGACTCAGCAGTACGAGAGCATGCTGATCACCTACCACAACTCCGTGATGGAACGCGCCCTGAACGTGGAACGCGCCAGGGTTGAACTGTCGATCGCGGTGTACAACACCCTCGTCGCCCGGTACAACGCTCGGCTGCAGGCGTACCAAACTCAGGCCCAGGTTTTTGAGTCGCGGGTTCGGGCGGAAGTGGCGAAGATCGAAATATATAAGGCGCAGGTTGAGGGGGCCCGCCTTCAAACGGATCTGCAACGCCTGATCCTCCAGAACTACGAGGCCCAGTTGGGCGCCATTGCCTCCCTGGTAGGGATCTACAGAACCCAGCTCGAGGCCGCGCAGGTAAAGGCCAACATCGAGCGCACG